TGAAATATTTGTACATATCAGCTGAAGATTCATTAATATCTTTCATCACCGCATCTGGTGATACATCATTTAGTTCAGCAAATTTAGCAACATTTGTAGTCATGAACTGAGCCTGTTCTTCAGTAAGACCGTTCAAGTTTTGGAACATTTTATTTGTTTGTGCTATATTATCAGCACCAATCCCATAACTAAGAGATAGTTTAGTTGCATTTGCTAATGTAGCATCAGATAATCTTTCGATACTACCAAACCCAGCAACCATTTGACCAACTACCTTTGCACCTTCTGCAACATCACCAGTAAGATTCATAGTTGATTGGCCGATACTAGCCGCTGTTTTTTCTATATCACCCATCTGGCCTTTAACAAGACCAGTTTCTCCACGGAATGATTGCATTCCGGCTTCGAATTGTTTTATCGCATAAAATCCAGCCGCTAAAGCCCCAATGATGAGTAATAATATTGCCTGTGGGCCCATAAATGCTTTTAACATTGAACCACCAGCAGCCGCAGCTCCTGCACCTAATGATTTTAAATGAACAGCAGCTCCACCAATGTTTTTACCTAACTTTTTGGTTAATCTTGCACCACTTTGCATAGATTTACCATATGCCCCTATATATTTCTTTGTAGCATCTCCAAATGTTCCCTTTAAAGATTTAGCAGCTTTTTTGGCCATACCACCAAACAAATTACCTACAATTGGAATCTGAGAGGTATATCCTGCTAGTTTATCAACACCTTCGCCATATTTAGAATTTAAGTTTTCTGCCTTCTCCTTTACTCGTTCTATTGCCTCCTGTTGTTTACCATAAACAGCCAAACTCATATTCTGCTGTTCTAAAGCCTTTATAGCAGCTGCAGTTCCTGCCTTAGTAAACTTATTACTACCTTGTTGTAATTTATGTTCACCTTTTTTTAATTGGTTTATTTCATTTTGGTTTTTAACTATTTGCTTACCAATAGATTCTGAGCCAGATAGTTGTTTAGAGGCATCAGATAATCCTTTTATGTAATCTTTAGTTTCTTTTTTTAAGGCTCTTTTATCATCTAAAAGTTTTTTAATATTTGCCTGTAAAGCACTGACACCGCTCGCCGATATCTTTAACGCCGCTTGGTATTCTCTTTCTAATTTTAAATCTTCTTTACTGGCCATTTTAACTTCCTATTACTTCATGTTTAAGATTTGTTTGTATGATGGTGGTATCTCTTCTCCGTTTTTCTTCATTCGTTCAACTTCTTTTTGTAAATTTTGTAAAGCACTATCCAAATCTGATACGATTCTGTTTAGTTTTTTATCTTTTTTAAGTTGACGTGATAAAACTTTGCCAAATACCCATCCTACTAATCCTTCGTTCATATTATGCTTTTTAGCTAAAGCACTTGAAATTTTTGTAGATTGTTCTTTTGTAAGTTGCATTAAAATTCTCCTATTTATACTACTATAAATATAGTATAAAAAAAAAGTGAAGAATTACTTCTTCACTCTTATATTAGGACCCCTAACAGAGGGACTTGATTTTTGATTTTTTTGAGCCTGGTCTTTTTCCGATTCTTTTGCATCCACAAGTTGTTTGTAATAAAATCTTCTAAGATGAACAGGTAATCTATAAACTCCTTCTTGAGTAAACCCATTACCATAGTAACACAACTCAAAAATTTGTTTATGTAGTATAACTGAGTAGTTATTCGGAAGGCCAAAAAAACCCCACGCCCATTGGAATTGGGCGTACCTCCACTTCTCCGGTTTGTGGGTTTTCATACTCGAATTCCATATTCACATCCGGCTGTATTTCGTTAATTGCTTTTCTAAATTCTCTTGTATCTCTTGTTAAAAACTTATTGTTAATAAAGTCTGTAATAGATTTGGTATCAGATTCTCCATCTACTGCAGTAATCATATATCTATATCGTGTAGTTAGTTCTGAACTTGTACCATCTCCTCCTTTATTTAATCTTTGTAAGGCCCTAACATCAGCGTCTACTTTTTTCTCATCTCCGTGGGTTAGCATTCTCCACTCTAATTTTATACCAGTAGATGTTTTAAAGGTGTATTTATTATCTCTTGATAATTTATCAAAATCAATTTCCTTTGTTTGTACCTTACCTAAATCAACAGTATGTTCTGATGTATTTCCCAAATCATCTGCAATTTGAATTTCATATTCAGGACCATATCCTAAAATACGAACAGCTAACATTATAGCATTTTTATCCCCTATAATAATATCATCGATATTAATTTTCTTATCAACTATAATTGATTCGAATAATTTATCAAGTACCACCCCCTTTCTAATAAGATTCTGCGAGGCTAGAATCTCCTCCTCTCTCGCAGTCATGTACTTGATTTCAATCTGACCAGAGGAAAGGGGATTATCTTCTGGATAACATTTACCTTGTGATGGGAGTGATATCACTTCGGTAGGAAAATCGTAATTTGCCATATAACTTTAATTTAATTTGTTTTATATAAATATATAAAAAGAAAAAAGTTGAAAAAAGACAAAAAAAAAGTTCTCACGAAGAGAACTTTTTTGTTTATAAAAAATAAGTTGGAGCAATATTAGAATTCTAAGATAGCGTAATCGTAAGAAAGTGTTAGTTCAATCGAAGTAGGTTCGTTTGATGACCAATCCAATCCACCGAAGTTAGCTGATTGGATAAATGCACCTTTTAAAGTCCATTGTTCAATCTTATCACCAACAGGTCCTAATAGATAACATTGGATATCTTTCTTATAGAAATCTGCGTATCCATCTCTACCTGTTAAAGATTCGTGTGATGTTCTTACCCACTCCATTACCGCTTGTGCACCTGATGGTACAATTGGGTCATAAAGTGTCATTGTTACGTCTTGCCAATCACCTTTACCTTTAAGTTTTCTCTTAACGTTAATGTGGTCAAGAACAACAGTTTCAAACTGAATAGTAGGTCTTGTTGCTACTTTGATAAGATATGAAGGAATACCATCAATTTCCATGATGAACCTATTTTGCATTTTAGGTTCGAAATTGGTATAGAACATATCGTTAAATTCTAATACTTCTGCCATTTTTTGTTTCTCCTATTTTGTACTATTATAAATATAGTCCTTTTTATTTTTTATTCTAAATTATGCCGAGAACGAAGCTCCTGTTGGGAGAATGTTGAAATCTAACACGATGAATTCAGCAGTTTTCGTTGGTTGTAAGAAAATCTGTCCAGCCAAGATGTTTCTGTCGATTACATCAGGTGTGTTATTAGTTTCATCCATCACTACTCGGAATGCATATAAACCTTGTCTTTGTTGGATTCCTTCTAAATATGGATTAACAGTATTTAGGAATCTTCCTCTTGTTTGTGCCGTATTTTGTTCGAACACCAAGTATCTTGATGTAGAAGCAATATACTTCTTAACTTTGATAAGTAATCTTCTTACGTTGATTCTATCAAGTGCAGATGCTCTATCTTGAAGAGTTTTCTGACCGAATGCAACGATACCTTCACCAGGGAACGCAGCGATTGGGTTAACTTTTCCTTCATATAATGTATCTCTTTCAGCGTGTGTTAATCTGTTAAGAACTGAAACAGCTCCTACGATACCACCCCTATTCAAACCAGCGGGAGCGAACCATTCAGCTGCGATAGCATCATTGGCTGCGTATATTCCAGGCATCAATACTGATGGTGGAACTGCGGTTAGTTTATTTGTTCTTGAATCGATTGTTTTAACCCATGGATAATAAGTACCAACATAGTTAGAATCTAAGTTACTAGCCTGTTCAACAGCCTGTGTAATAGTATCTGTTGAAACTTGTCCATTTGCAGAGTTGTAAGTTACACCAACAACATCCCCAATGAAGAATGCATCTTCACGAGCTTCAACCATATCAACAACTTTATCAAATACATAAGAGTGATGTCTACGAACGATACCAGGTACAGATACCAAGTTGATATCGAAATCATCTGGATTAGATACTGCATTGATTGCTTTTACATAAGCAATTGAACCACTTGCAGTTGATGTAGAACAATCGAATCCTTGAGTGTTACCACTACCGAAGTTAGCAGATGAACCAGCAAGTGCTCTTTCAACAGTTGGTGTTACACCATCAAATCCATCTTGGAAACCTACTGTAAATTGTCTCTTATTAACATCAGTTGAATCAGAACCAGTTAGTTCAAATCCAAATGAGTGAGTACCACCATTAATTGATACAGTAGCATCAAATGCGAATACTGTGTTAGCACCTTGTGTAGCTGATTGTGGGATTGGAGATAGATAGTGTGAGTTGTCAACTTTAACAACTGCGGTTTCTAAATCAATACCACTATATTTAACACCACTTGAAGAAGTGTTATCAGCAGAACCGGTTGAGAATACAACTGCAGGTACTAATGATTCTAATGATGAACCAACATAAATTGGATTGTAATAAGCATCATGTCCAAATGGTCCAGCAGTTACAGGGAATGTACCCTCTGCCTTACATTCTACTCTAATATACTTAGAACGATTAGCGTAATCACCATTTTCAGTTTGTTTTCCATTTGCATCGATAACAAGGTTTCTATCACCTATTACTTTCTTAATGTAGTTTGGAGATGCTGGGTCTAAGTTCAAGTTATTGAATGTTTCTAAGATTACTGGTCTCTTATCTGTATCAGAGTATCCTCTAACTGCGATTGA